CTGACAGCAAACTGCATTGAAACTTATCCACCCTGAAGTTGTGGTTTTTTTTCTACCTGGTAGATAAGAGATAAGATCATACATTCGTGTATTTTAGCACAAATTATTTGATCATTGCAAAAATTATCTAGCCACTATTTCGGTAATGAAACCCATGTTGATTTCCACATAGGCAGGATCTGAACTAGTAGGTGTAGGTACATAACCACTGCCACCATCTAAAACCGTTATACTGCTAACACCGCCACTGGACAGTATTGCTTCGGCACGGGCACCTGCTCCAGTCCCCACAATTGACACATTTGGTACTGCAACATAACCCATACCACTGTTTGTAACATTAATGGCAGTAATAACCCCGTTGACGGCCGTGACATTGGCGGTGGCTTGTTGACTGTTGATATTACCACCATACTGATTAATGGCTAATCTCAATAATGGATGATACCCTTCGACATGAATATAGACCGGATCCGTTTGGTTGTAAAATTCGTACATGGGACCAACATCGTACCAAATACTTTGATAATTTTCGGCGGCTTGGGCATTGACATTTCCTGTGAAATTATCAAATTTCAATCTAAAAGTTGTCAGGCTACTACCATTGGTCGGCACATGGCTGCTGTAATTAATAGGATTAATGTTTTGAAAACTGGGAGGTTGAGACCTAGCCCAATCAGGATATCCTTGATTATATACAGGATTAGGATAAAGTTGTGGTCCATATATGTCAGGAATAGTAACTGTTCTGCTGGGAACAAATTCCGGAAGCACACTGTCTATGACATCAACATCACCGCGTCCCTGCGAACTTTGATCCACAAATAATGTTTCGGTCAGCACACCACTGAATCTTTCAATGGTATAGTTACAAGGGTCGCTGGGTAGTATACGAGTGTCATTGGCAGGAATGGTAACCTTGATACGGCCCAGAGCAGCACTGAGAATGACCATATTATTTTCATAGAGTATTTTGTCACCTTCAGTATTGATAATTCTAAATGTAAACGTGCTGCCAGTGACATTTACAGGTTTCTGATCTTGATTGACTATTTGAAATAGTAAAACATTATCTACACCTTTGTTTACGGTTAGCTTTTTTGCATACACAGGATCATACCTCCGATCAAAATATTGACCACTGCTGTCCAATGCAACAACTTGTGTGATTTGTTGAAATATATAAAGAGTGGTAGAATACATGGTTTCTCCTGTTGGTATTTATCAAAGAAAACAACCAAATTGATTCAAATTGATATAAATAATCCGGATCTATGAGCAATCACTTATTTTCACAATTAACAAAAAAATATCCTTTTATCAGTCTATGTGTCTATGCTGATAACGAATATGTCGGAATAATACAAAACCAAGACGATATTGTCACTACATTCTATGATTTTGGTTCGTTGCATACCATTGACCAAAAAAGAAAATTTTTAGAATTAGCCAATGTTTGGTGGTTTGAAAGCAATAGAAAAATTCCTATAAATATTTTTCTAAAATCTGAATGGTCTGAATTCAAATTTTGTATAAAGACTTTTATGAACAAGGACTTAGAAATTATCCATGGTCCTATTTGCAGTCTCAGTGATTTAATTCAGAGAAAGTCCAAACGCAAAAGCATAATACTAGTGCGCAAAATCAATCTCTAGATTAGTCGATTGCTCTTAATAAATCTCACTATCTTGGTTCAAAAGATTCATGTGTAGTGTAACTAGTTTTGAATAAGAAAGAGCATGAGACTTTTTAAAAATGAATCCTTGACTATCATCGCCATCCCATACAGATTGAAATACCTTGTCCCAAGGTAAATTCTGTAAATGTGCTTTGCCAGGTCTAATGATACTGATAAACGCTGCCATTCTAGTCACACTGTCGGGGCGCATAGAATCCAACAAATCGCAGTAATTTCCTATATGCACTAATTGGCTGGCCCACTTGGGCTCCTGCCATAATTTGTACCAAGTTGGTTCTTGATCTAACAACTGTTGATAGTGCTGTCTATCTCGTACCAGTTTGTACACAGACATATTAAGAAAATCTATTTTGAAATATCCTCTTTGCTCAGCAGTAATATAGTCGATATTGGCAAATCCTGTAATGGGATCACGCGGTATATCAGTGAAATAAACACCTGAATTATGTTTTTTCAATTGATTGTTTTGTATTTGACTAGCGGGTATATGCTTGATCAGCTTCAATACCTGATCTCTATCAGCAAAGTCTAAATCAATATCGGGCATCACCAACCTGCCTTTGATAATATTTCTCTACAATATACTACATTGTCCTGATCTCGACCAAATTTAGTATTCCAATAATCAGGATCAATATAGTCATAGATTAATTTTAATTGCTCACTGGATATCTTGTTTAGAAACTGCCTACCGCTTTCACTGTGATATATTGCCCAGGCACTGATCTTACCTGTGGTAATGGCATGACAAATTGCGTTTGTATTTCCATATCTTAGGCAATCTCTAGCATTGGCATTGTGTGTTTCTCCCCACGATATAGACCATTTTACAGCTCTTGTTAGTGCATCTTCGACAGCTTCTAATTTTAAATGTTGCAGCAAAAATTCACTGTAGACTGGATCGCGACACCAATTGTCGATTTTCTTATTGTTTTTTAGTAGCCAATTAAGATATTGTATAGGTGCAATAACTTGTGTATTGTAACAGTAATGACCAAATTTTACAAATGCCCGGTAGTATGGACTGGTTACAAAATCCTCCCACCCTCGCTCTTTGTTTGCCAAGTGATTGTGTTGATAAAACTTTAGATAGGCCTGCAATCCCAACTGTACATCAAGATTGTTTCGTGTTTGATGTCGATGTTTTTGCTCACAGACATGTGTAGCCAATGTTGTTTCTCGTCGGAAAACACGCTGACAAAATCGACAAACAAATTCCTGACTACTAGTTTCCTGAGTCTTTAATATATTGCTCAATGTCATCATCACTGTTGAGTTGACTTAATAGTTCTAGATCAGATGGTTTGGCCAATGGAAAAATCTCAGATAATTTTTTGATCTTGTCGTTGACCTTTTTGTTTTTTGCTGTAGGTGCGATCCAATTGTGTCGTTGTCTACCCATACCAGGGCTGGCTGCTGTAGCACAAAGCCATTGCAGTTTAGGATGTTTACTGATGGCAAAAAAATGTTTGTTTAGTTGCTCATTTATGGCTTGTACATAAAACGCTTGCATGTCACTGCTACCCAATACACTACTTCCCCACCTTATCATTAAAAATGTACTGAATTTCTTTCGCTCTTGATCATCTAAAGAATCATAAAAATCACGATTCTTTAGATCTAAGGCGGCCATTTCATTGTGTATATATAGTTTAGAACTAGTGTCGGCTCGAGTCATTTTTGTCTTTGATCATATAGTAACAGGCCAATAATTTGTCAAGTTGGTCTTGTAATGTTATATTAGTTTTTGCTGTATTGCAAATATCTACCAGTATAGAAACTGGTAATTCATTCGATAATACACGATGTATTTTTCGCTTGGTGTCTCCGGCCGATCTTACATAGACAGTATTGTCGACTCGTTCGTAGATCAGTTCGGGCTTAGACATCTTTGCTGAATCCCACTGACTCTCGTTCAATATCGTTGTGATCAAATTCTGCCCAATATAGTTCAAAGGCCACAGTATCTTCAAGGGCTTCAAATTGATGATATTCGCCAGGAGCTACTTTAGTATACTGTCCTGCAGTTAGTACTGTTTCATCAATGAGATCGTAACTATTTTTCCAAACACGAATTAATAAGCTACCTTGCTCTACATAAAATCCGTTCCATTTGTAGCGGTGGCGGTGTTTGCTGCAGACTCCGCCTTTGTGTGTTGTGATTTTATGAAACTCCAACACTCCATTGGCCTCTAGCATTTCTGTTCGACCCCAGATTTTTCCCGATACTGTCATTGTTGTTCCTTTTTACTTAGACTCCAACTAGAATCAGAGTTTTTAGTCCATACTAATGTATCGCCTTCTTTCCATTTCAATACAGATAGTATTTCTGGCGGTAGTTCTAAAAAGAGATCCTTGGTATCTGGATCTTCTTTGACTTCCAATGTGTATTTTTGATTTGACATATTTTTACCAGGCTAGATTATAGTTTACTAATTCACAATTTCTACTGATATCTTTGACAAAGTAAACACAGGAAGGCTCGGGGCCATCGTTTAATGGTACACACAGCATCTGACCATTCTTTAACTTGGGACTGAACCATGCCACTTCGTGATAGACATCCACAATTTCAATGTGTGGGAATGACGGTTTAAAACTCGACAAAGGATTGAATTCAAAAACACGAAATCCACGATCATTGATACTGGTCAACGGCAACACTTCCAGATCTCCAAGGTCTGGTTCTCCTATCAGGATCTGCCAGTCAATGGGCATTTTGATTTTATGTTGACCAATTTTTAGTACCAATGCTGGACTATGAAAGCTTTCTAGAAAAATCAAGGGTATGAAAAAATAGTCAGGATTGGAGGGATCTGAATTGTCAAAAATACCAAATCTTAGATCATCTATTTCGTCTGGTAAGTGATCTAAGTTAAAATAATTATTGTATGAAGTTAGTATTCGCATAGAAATATTATACGAGTTTTTTTAAAAAAGTCAACCTTACTGCCATTGCAATTTTTCGAGAGAATACTCATATTGTGCTTCTGTATAAAATTGTTTTCGTCGAGCAAGATGTTTTTTACTGAATTTACAAGTAGAGGTTATATCCCAAATATTAACAAAGTCCTTGTCACTGCCTTTTCTCAATCCACGACCTATACTTTGAATTACTCGAACAAAACTTTTGCCAGGTTCTATCAAGACCACATGATGTAATCTAACAATATTGATACCCACTGCAGCCACACCATATGTGGCCACAATAATTTTGTCATTGCTGCTGGCAATTTCATCATATTGTGCCTGACGATCTTTTGATTTAGTAGCCCCACTGACAAATACTGCTCGCGATCCCAATTTGGCCACAAGATTCTTTCCTGCTTCCACTCTGTCAACCAAGACCAAAGTATTACCATTTTGATTTATTCGTTCGATCAGTTCGGCAATGGCTGTGATACGATCTTCATCTTCTAACAGGTATCGCAGTTCGCTTTGATAATCTCGAAATTCTCGATGGTCAACCATCTGTATAATATTGACATGGCATTGTGCTAACACCCCATCGTTTTGCAATTCCACAGCTTTCAACTTGTTTATAACCGGACCCAAACTGACATATAGAGCTTGACTTTCAAAAAGATCCTTGGGTATGGTTCCTGTCAATCCCCATCGAATTGGTATATCGGCCATTACACCAGTTAATAGAGTCTTTAATGCGTCAGCCTTGACCTGATGGCACTCGTCCACAATGACACAGACTACATCTTGTAAGAAATCTTGTATTGTAATTTCAGCATTGAGATTTTTGGTATTCTTTAACAGTATATTTAGACTTTGCCAGGTACAGATTGTATGTTGGTGACCAAACTCTTTTCTATCACCATAATATACTCCAATATCCAATCCGAGATTTCTGTAGTCTTTTTCAGTTTGTGAAACCAGACTTTTGTTTGGTACAATAATTATTGAACGACCATATGCTTCAATACAGGCACTCAATGCTGCAGTCATGATTGTTTTGCCGCTGCCAGTAGCTACTTCTTGTAGACTCTGTGTATTCTGTAAGAAATTATTGATAATTTCAATTTGATAATCTCTCAATACAATATTTTGTCCGGCCATTTGATGTCCCGTTGGCCATTGTTTATGTGCAAAAGTATCACTGGTACAGGCAGCAAAGTCGAATACTCTGTGTTGTGTCCTTTGATCGTCGAGTTCAATGTTGTAGTGTTCTTGTTCTAAGATAGGTAAGATGTCAGGCAAAAGATTAAGATATGTACTACCGCCCAACTGAAAATAAGCAACCTTACCATCCCACCGTCCCAACCTGACTGCAGGCAAATATCTTGCATAAGGCACTTCATATTTGAACTGTTTTGTAAGACGACGGCGTGTGTCTAACTCCAATCCCTCTATCTTGATGTTAACTTGGTCCTTGACCACAATGGTACATGTTTTCATAGAAATATTATAATTTTTTTTACTATGTCTAGCAATAGACAATTTTATCATAAAAAAAAGCCGACAATAATTTTACTTATCGTCGGCCTAAAACTGCCGATGGTTATCGGCAGTAGGAGCAATTGGGTGTTTAATTGGGAATCATACAGGTAGTATTGGCCATCATTTGCCAACGGTTGGGGAAGCTTTTGGCAAGATCGGCAATCTTAAGTGCCATACGCAAACTGACTTCACGCAACCGATCTTTGTTATCATTCATGAATTCAATGATGGCATTTTCCTGATCAATATCAAAATTATAGTCTTGGAACAGAATCCCATCACTGGCAATCTGCCGGATGCGTAGAAGTTTGTCACGCATACTGTCCAAGGTCAAATCCAAATAATGACAGCGACTTTGCAAAGCATCCAAATGGTCGCGAAGTTTTTGCGATTTCATTTTGTCGAATTTGAGATTAGTGATGAAAATCACACTGCCTCGGAACTCGAATTGGTCAGGAATACCTTCTCGACGCAACGTGCTGGATTCCGACAACCAACTAATCTTACGCTTCTTGCCAGAATCCAATGCACCTTTCAGCAGGTTCAGTGCAACATCGTCTAACAAGATGCTGTCACAGTCGTCAAAAACCACCACACAATTGGGATCGCTATACTTGTAAAGTGTTTGATACAGGCCAATCGGAGTAGCAGAACCTTTGACCACTTCGGCGCGAAGCCGTTTGTTGGCCAGTTTGTCAAACATACAGGCCTTGTCGATTTCTTGTTCAACACCGTGACTCTTGCCCACACCCGGAGGACCAGAAACAATCATTGCACGAATGTCCCCAGCAATTGCAGCCTTGGTCATTTCGGTAAGAATCTCGAATCGTTCACGAATTCGACCCATGGCCTCTTCATCGCTTTCGACTTTGACAGGTTCTTTGACTTTATTGGTTGTAGATTGCATTTTTGCAGTAGAGGTAAACTCAATATCGGAAATGTCTTCGACACGAATACGAATGGTATCAGGGCAACGCGGGAAGATACCAGCATTTTTAACTGTGACATACCCACCGCGAGACCCGGTTTGAAATCCTGCTACCAACTCAAAGTCAGTGTCAATGACAGGAATGCCACGATAAACACCTTTGAGAACGCGCACTGTGCTCATACTTGCTCCGTTTTTTCAGTATGTCTCTATTATAACAAAACCTGCTATTACTGTCAAATCATTATTGATCGTAGGAGTGGCTGTAGTCCATTTCATTGTAAAATCTGCAAAGCTCGTCCCAGACAAGGTCTACATCATGGACAGTGACTTGATGCTTTTTGGCAATAGCAGAGAAGCTCAACACAGCCATTTCGATATCTTCAGCAATACCAACGAAAAGATCTCTCATTGCTAGTCCTTACTGTAAAATCTTATTATAACAAAACCTGCTATTACTGTCAAATCATTTAGTAGGCGTTATAGATAACCATATGATCCACACCCGGCACATTGCCGAGAGGGCGATAGATTTGTTGCTCACCGTCCCACTGATCCTGATCAAACAGTACATCCGCAGGGGTCACGGGAACGAAACGCACTTCCTTACCAGTGTGATGGCTCCGAACAAAGAACTCGCGTGGCATGCCAAAGTACTCGCTGGCAAGTTTCAGAACCTTACGGTTCTTGTCGTATTCGCAGAGCTCAAGACTAACAGTGGGGATAGATGGTGCAGTATCCGGAACATACCGACCTTGACCTGCTATTACATTACGAGCATATGTACCAAACATTTTTCGGCTCCTGTTTAATTCCAGTCTTTGCGCTCGGTGGTACTTTCGTAGCCGGCCATGTAAGCCAACCATTCGGGACTACCTTCTTCGGGGATAATTTCTTCACTTTGGTAAGTATTTCCCACGAAGTAATGGGGACGAGCAGCTCGCCAGTAGTAAGCATCTGCGCTACCGCGGTCAAAAGGACCACCATGTCGTTCATCGTAAGCCATTGATTGCTCCGTTTCGTTTACGAAAACTCTATTTTAGTACCAAACCAATTTTGTGTCAATTATTAGATGATGGCCTTGTATAAGCCAACAGCCATTCGTTCTGCGCTAGTACGACGGGAAAAATAAGACATCTTTTACTCCGTTTTGTTACTGTATGATGCTATTATAGCAAAAAAGAAATGAGCTGTCAAATCATTTAGATAAGGGGCGCCGTTCCGTGTCGTTTAAGAGTAGGCTGGGGACGATGAACCTCGTCTTCTGCCACTCCCCCATTGATTATCGATAGTCTTCGTCTGTGCCCCAGCCTGCACTGGCTAGAGCAGTGGCGTGATTACCGTCCATGCTGTCATTATACTCGCCGCGTTCAACTTCGTCTTGCAACTCTTCGCTGAGGTTCATAAAGTCCTCGCAGGTATTGAACAGTTCCTGAAACGCAAGACGCTCCTCACGCGTCATTTCCAGCAGGAACGCAGGGCCTTCCTCGCTCATAGCGGTAACAAGTTGACGCATGGCTAACAACGTGTTTTCGCACATGCAGTAACTCATGTTAGGGTAATTGCTCATTGCTTATTTCCTGTTTAGCAGTGTCAATACAGTAATTCTAGCATCACCGACAATTACTGTCAACCATTATTGCCAAAATTGTTTAATTACAGGATCTTGTACTTCATGCGGTTTAGGTTGTCCATGAAAAACCAATACTGAATTTTCAGGCCTAATTTCCGTTCCTGCCTTGAGATCAGGACGAAATCTCTGTTGAACGGACCCTTTGCTGTTCTTCAAGGCTTGCCAACGCCAACTGATAATTTGATTGTCAGGAAAAAATTCTATACACTCTTTGGGGATTACAGTTTGTAAATAGTCCTGATCTCCTCGAAATCTTGATATAATCTGCTGTATATTGACCTGCCGAATGTTATCCCAAATATAGGCAAATTGCTCTGTATTCCAATACATTACACTGGAGTTAATGCCCAAATAGTCTCTTTTGTAGAGACGCTTAAAATCGTGTATAGTCCAAAATCTTTCTAAATTGCTATACAAAATCCAGTCCAGATTATTGACTATAACTACATCAAGATCAAAATACAGCAAATCACCTGAATAATGACCGCGATCAAATAATTGCAATTTATACCACCAAGACTTTTTAGGACCAGCAACTTTAGGCCATTCTATTAAACTGTGTTTAATGTAAGGATCGGGAACAATTCTGCTGTGCTCGGTATAAACATGTAGCTTGATTGGAATTGAAAAGTTTCTTGATAACATTTTGTATAATGTATCAACATAATTAAAAGAATATGTTGAGCCATGGATCACACAGGCACAATTTAATTCTCTAGGTAGGGTCTTAGTCTTTTTTCCCATTGGGCAGATTCTAATTCTTCACAAGTATATTCAGTATGACAAATTGCAGCAAACCAATTATCTCTATCTATGGTATAGGGTTTTTCAATATCAGACAATTTTACACCAACTGGTTCAGCTAAACTGGTCCAATCCACAATAGGACGAACGCCTTGTATTGCTGCTAGTATACCTGGACTGCTGTTACAGTTAATTATGGCATGATAGTTTTCAGGAACAAAATTAAAACTGTCATAGGTGTTTACAAGTTTTTCTGGTCTATCTAAACTATAGACAAAGCGATATTGTTGTGAATTAAATCTTGATCTAGGATGTGGTCTAATTACCAATGGTCGATCAGTGTGCGTTCGTAACCTTGACACGGTTTCATTGATCCAATTATGAAGACCAGTAATGTGACTGATTTGTTGACTATTGGTATGCTGCAGACAGATACAGATTTTTCCTGAATTAGATTTCTTATCTAAAATATCTAGGTCTAAGCCCAGTTTTTTTGGTCTATCCCAGTCTATGTTCATCTCGTGACCATAGTAACCTAAATTGTTTATGTTTCCAATGGCCAATTTCCAAGTTTTATTTCTTATTAGAGCACCAACATCTAGAACAAAAACAGGTCTGCCGCTGTTGATATATTGTTGATAGATTGCTTGATTTTTCTGCATTCGTCCATTCCATAGCACAGACCAAATTACAGCAGCATCAGCAGTGATATCATTATCCACAACTTGCCAACCTATTTTTTCGGCACCCTTAACAAAAGCATCAATGACAGGGCTGGCATTTCTGGCAGCAAAATTTCTAAATGTCGACAGCTTCATTGAGTAAATATGTAGTTATGATCTTAAACCCCATTCAAGGACAAAAGCCCACTTGCGATCAAATAATTTATGCTGCAGCCGATAGTGTTTATTTTGACTTGTATGCTAAAGCTTTGATCATCAGTGCTTCACGAAATATGCCACATCTTGGTGTACATATACATATTTACAATCCCACAGAAGCTCAAATATCTTGGGCCAATGGGCAAAATAATCTAACTTATACATGGGAAACAACAAATGATAAACATTTAAAAACTGTGGCCAAATCCTGGCCAAAACGCACAGATTTAGAAAATCCTAGACAGCATGAAATGCAGAAAAAATCTTATACAATGAACAGTGCCGATTTTTTAAAATTAGTGCATAATACCTATTATGCCTGTGCACGGTTTGTAAGATTAGCAGAAATTTTACCGGAAAAAACTATTTGTCTCAGTCTAGATGTCGATGGGCTGATTAGAAAAAAATTCTCTATGGACTTCGAAAGTAGAGACATTTATCTCTATGAAAAACCCAAAGATCATAAACATCTTGCTGGAGCGATACTCTTTCAACCAAATGCCGGTTCTAGACAATTTCTAACTGAATATGCACAGTCGTTGCAACAGAGTCTGGAACAAAATGATATATATTGGTTTTTAGATCAAATCATTTTAGATAGAATTGTACCAAAATATAATAAAGGACTACTACCAATGAGTTATATAGACTGGGCCATGCGGGCAGACAGTGCTATTTGGAGCGCCAAAGGCAAGCGAAAAGAGCTTGATATATTCCGTAAAGAATTAAACAAATACCAATTATGATCAGCATAGTAATGAGTTATTATAATCGACTTCGACAGTTCGATTATACACTGAAAACAATAAGACAATCTCAATACAAAGATTGTGAAATTGTGTTAATTGATGATTACAGCGACCCAGATCATGACCCTAGAATGCTGTTAAAAAAATATTCCGATTTAGATATTAAAATCACACGAATGCAAGATGTCAACAGCCATAGATGGTACAGTAATCCCTGTGTTCCCTACAATATAGGATTTAGATTAAGTCGTGGCGACACAATTATTATTCAGAACCCCGAATGCTGTCATATCGGCGATGTTATTGGTCACTGTGCTGCCAATATCAATGATGAAGTTTATCTCAGTTATCATTGTTGGAGCTGTACAAAAGATCAAATGAAATTATTACACAATGATGAGCCGATTTCTTATGAAGTAGCACCCAAGGCCATGTGGTATAATCACGAAATACATCGTCCGGCAAGTTATCATTTTTGCACTGCACTGACAAGAAAGAATTTACAAAAACTCAACGGTTTCGACGAAAGATTCGCTATAGGATTCAGTTATGATGACGACGAATTTATACAAAGAGTAAAAAATCTCGCATTGAAAATACAATTTGTAGCAGATCCACATGTTGTACATCAACCTCATCCTAAATTTTTAACACATGGCTCAGCAATGACTAATAACGAATCTTTATTTTATAGTCTCAAAAACACAGGATTAATCACTGCACCAAATAAGGAACCTATACCATGAAACATGAATTCAAGAACAAATTTATCTACAGCAACGATAACTTAATTAGATATATCCGTAGTAATATGATTCCAGGATCAACGCTATTAGACCTGGGCTGTGGTCCGAAAGTTTATAGTCAAGCGGTTAAAGATCTCACTGTCAAGCAAATTACAGTAGATGCATGGGCAGATGTTGAACCCGATATTTTAGCAGATCTAGAAACCTACGATGTCAAACTTGGTATTGGTAATGTAGATTATATACTGATGATTGATTTTATAGAACATCTAGAAAAATCCTCAGGGCAAAGGCTTTTAGAAGATTGCAAGAAAATTGTCAACAAAAAAATATTTCTATTAACACCACTGGAACCAATTTGGGATGACAATCACAAAAATGTCAATAATCCCGACTTGTGGTGTTATGGTAACAACTATGATTTACATAAAAGTCTATGGACAGAAGATGATTTTGTGGGATTTACTCAGGTACGAATGTATAGTTTAGAAAATTACTTCCTGGGCCATTGGGAAAGACATGTCTAAAAAAATTCTCACAATACTAGGAACCAGACCCGAAATTATAAGACTAAGTAGAATACTGCCACAATTAGACCATGAATTAGGCAGTAATCACAAAATTCTTCATACTGGACAAAACTATACTGAATCACTGAGTGATATTTTTTTCCATGACTTAAATTTAAGACAACCTGACATTGTTCTAGAAAACAAATTTTCTAGTCTAGGTCAACAATTATCCAATATATTCAATGGTGTCGAATCGGCTTTACAATCTTTCCAACCCGACGCAGTGTTAATTTTAGGCGATACTAATTCGGGTCTTAGTTCAGTATTATGCGAAAGAATGGGCATACCTGTCTATCATATGGAAGCAGGAAACAGATGTTATGACTTGGCAGTACCCGAAGAAAAAAATCGAAAGGTCATTGATGCTATATCCAGTTTTAACTTGCCTTATACTGAATTAAGTAGGCAAAATTTACTAAGAGAAGGTATACCCAATCATAAAATTTTTGTAACTGGTAATCCAATTAAAGAAGTATTGAATTTCTACCAACCTATGATAGACAGCAGCAATATAAGAATGAAATTACAATTAGATAATAAACCCTATGTAATTTCAACTGTACATAGAGCAGAAAATGTTGACAATTCAGAAAATTTAACCAACATCATTCGCGCTTTGGTGAAAATTTCACAAGAAATTGTCGTAGTTTTTAGCTGTCATCCGAGAACTAAAGCGAAATTAACTCAATATACAGATTTTTTATCATCACCTAACATTCTAATTACAGAACCATTGGGATTTTTTGATTTTGTTAATTTAGAACAACATGCTGTTTGTGCAATCACAGATTCTGGCACAGTACAGGAAGAAATGTGTTTATTTAATGTACCTACTGTGACAGTGAGAAATACCACCGAAAGACCTGAAACTGTTTGGTGTGGCTCTAATATTGTAGCTGGACTAATTACAAATCAAATTACAAATGCATTTAATCGAGCATTGCAACGATCTCAAGTATGGGATATACCTGCAGGATATGAAAGAAACAATGTAAGTTCTACCGTAGTAAATATTCTATTAGGTCAAGGGACATGAATAAATTTGTAAACTTACATCAATTTAGTAGCAAAGAATTATCTCACAAATTCATTAATGCGAAACCATTTCCTCATATTGTCTTGGATAATTTTCTAATAGATGATATTTTACAAAAGGTCTTGGAAGATTTTGACAATGAAAATTTTGATAGTTGGGACAAGAGAAACCACGACAAGATTCAAGTCAAATGGCGTTCAAATTGGCAAGATGACACAGATGTTCCTATTCATACATTATCTTTAATACAGTTTTTAAATAGTGGTCAATTTCTTAGATGGTTGTCTGTTCTGACTAATATCACAGGTATTATACCCGACCCATATCTCACAGGTGGTGGATTTAATCAGATTAATCCTGGAGGTACTTTGGCCATTCATGCCGACGGAAATTGGCATGATCTAATGTCTATACATAGAAGACTAAATGTAATAATTTATCTCAATGACCAATGGCAAGATCAATGGAACGGTCATTTAGAATTCTGGGATCATATTGATGGACAACCAACTCAATGCTATAAAAAAGTTCGCCCAGATCTTAATCGCTGTGTAATTTTCCAAACAGATGATTACAGTTTTCACGGTCATCCCACACCATTGAAATGTCCTCCAGATCGCTGCAGACGGTCATTGATACTATATTATTATACAAGTACCCGCCCATTGACAGAAATTTCGATTCCCGATTACCATCACAGAGCCCTATTTCATGACCCCGACCAGTTAGGTATAGACTATGACAACAATATTTGAACGAGCTAGAATTCTTATAACCGGCGGCACAGGTTCCTGGGGACGAACTTTAACACGATTATTATTGGCAAATTATGATGTTCGAGAAATTGTAATTTTTTCGCGAGGAGAATTGCAACAAGTATTAATGCAAAGAGATTTTGGGTTTGATAAAAGAATAAAATTCATCATAGGTGATGTTAGAGATTATGCAGCGGTAGCGCAGGCCTGTAAAAACATAGATCTTATATTTCATTTAGCAGCATTAAAGCATGTACCTATCTGTGAAGATCATCCACAAGAAGCTATTAAAACCAATATAACCGGAACCTCTAATATTGTTAATGCTGCAATTGCTAATTCTGTTAAAAAAGTCATAGATGTCAGCACAGATAAAGCAGTAGAACCATTAAACCTTTATGGTATGACAAAGTCAGTGGGAGAAAGATTGATACTGCAGGCCAATGACCTAGATAGCTCTACACAATTTATCTGCGTTCGAGGCGGCAATGTAATGGGATCAAACGGCAGTGTAATACCATTTTTTATTCAAGAAATAAAAAATGGCGGTCCAGTAAGATTGACCGATCCCAGAATGACTCGATTCTTCTTGACATTAGAAGAAGCAATACATTTATTGTTTAAAGCAGCAGCCAAAGGACAGGGCAAAGAAACATTTGTTATGAATATGCCTAGTTGTAAAATTGTAGATCTACTAGAAGTTTTAATGGATCATTATGGTCATGTCGAGACTGAAATTATCGGAGCTAAACCTGGTGAAAAATTACACGAAGTCTTAGTAAGTAGACACGAAAGTGCCTTGACAAAAAGACTAGATCAAGATTACTATGTGATTATGCCACAATCAAATAACAAAAATGTCTTAGAGCATTACGAAGATTTACCCGACATTACACACAATGAATTTTCCAGCAATACGGTTCTAATGAACAAAGAACAAATAGCAAATATGCTTGCAAAAGGGAATTTCTTATGAAAATACTTATTTTAGGCAGTACTGGAATGGCCGGTCATGTTATAACACAATATCTTAGGCAGCAAGGGCATAGAGTAATTACTGCAGGAAGACAATCTCAGTCTTTGTGGTGTGATCACTTCATTGACATAGAAAATACAGAATCAGCTGATAATATTGCAAATATTGCCGAAGATGTAGACTATGTCATTAACTGTATAGGATTGCTGGTCAAAGACTGTGAAAACAGACCTGATCGAGCATTGTTAATAAATTCTTGGTTTCCTAGATTACTAGCCGAGAAATTTAAAAATACCAAAACGCAAGTTATTCATATCAGCACAGACTGTGTGTTTAATGGATCACAGGGAAGATATATTGAAAGCGATATTCCCACTGAAACAAATTTCTATGGGCGCACTAAACATCTAGGAGAAATTGTCAATGACAAAGATATTACTTTTAGATGCAGTATTATAGGCCCTGAACTGAAAAACGGCACCGGTTTACTAAATTGGTTTAGATTTCAATCCGGCGATTCTATACAGGGATGGACTAATGCTTTTTGGAATGGAATGACTACATTGCAATTGGCAAAATGTTTGGATTTATATATGATTCAGAACTGTAAATTTGCTGGACTTTATCACCTTGTTGACAATAGTCTACGAATCAGCAAATATGACATGCTAAAGTTGTTCAATAAAACCTATCATGTCAACAAACAAATACAACCTGTAACACTAGATAAAACTATAGACAAAACACTATTAGACACTAGGCAATCTATTGATTGGATGATACCAAATTTAGAAATACAGTTAGAAGAACTAAGAGATTTTCACCCACCGGCGCATATGTGACCAACACTTGCCCGATTTGACATCTTCAAATTTCCAATGAGCTTGTGCTAATTGTTGTATCCATTGCTGTCTATCCGGCATATCAGGTCGTTCAAGTTTTGTAAAATCAGTATTAGCTACAGGTCCTGCCTGGCAATAACCCGGGTCGTCGGTGATAAAAGACGGAATGCCTTCAATCACAGAGACAGAGCTAGGAGTACTGTTATGGCAGACTAGTGCCCAACAATTTTTTAAATCTTCAGTTATATGTTTAGTTTGTGGACTAATTAAAATTTTCTGCTTGTTTAAAAATTTTTGATATCTAGGAAAATCTTTCCAATTGCCAGGATGCCATCTGGCTATAATAGGCCTATCAGTATTTTTTCTTATCAATGTCAAGGTTTTTGTTAGCCATTGTTCAAAATCTTCACCGCGCATACTCCACCCTTTGGGTCTTTGCAATGCCAATAATATGTGTTGACCTTGACTACGCCATGGCTGTAAGTCCATATTATAGTCTTTTTTAATTTTTTTCCAATTGGTGTCATCGGCATTTTCATTACAATAGATTCCATCCTTGGGAAAAACACTATTGAAACTGTATCTCAAATACCTATGTGGATTCTGTGAATTTTTATAAATGAAGACATTGCTATCTATGCTGAGCCAATAGCGTCTCAATTGTGTCTGAGTCTCGATGACCATTTTTCTAACAAGATAGTGGGATAATCTTGTTTTGCTGGGATTACTAGAAAATGCATTACCAATTATTGCACCAACATCGCAGGGTTCATAGGTTTGGCTATTAGTAGTTCGTGCATCATCCCCACATTGTGCTGCTCCTTGAGCAAAGAAAGTCAAGGCATCAATCTTTTCTTGACTGTTGACATTAGGTGGCAAGCTAGTGAGATAACTTCTAACTACCAAGGGTCTGTCTTTGTTCATTTTCTTTTACCAATTGCCAGGCCAAACCACTTATCATTTCGTCGATGCTATACTGGCAGTAAGCAATATGATTCAACCACATTTGTACAAACTCAGCAGCTGGTCTGGGCGGGTGTTCTATAATAGACAAATCGTTGCCACAGACCGGTTCTGCTGCTGTCGGTGCTAATGCAATAGCCGGTATACCATATGCCACAGATTCAACTGCAGCAATACTGTTATAAGTTACAGTACAGAAGATGTCTTGATCCAAGGCATGATAGATAGTATCATTGGTTCGTTCTGCACGGCTGGCTTTTTCTCTAACAACAATAGGTCTATCGGTATATGATTTAATTTTTTTGATAGTGGATTCGACCCATTGCTGCCTATCGATACCATAATATTTACAAGGTTTATCACTGGGTGTTACTAGCAAAATTTTGCTACCCGGTCGTTTCCACCCCTGGTAACGCAGCGATTCATTCCAGGCAATTAGTTTTTCCCATCTATCGCTAGGCACAGCCATTACACGATTATGCTGCATGGAATTCTTAACGATTCTATGATAGATCTTTCTACCGGTTCGATTATTAGGGCTGGGATAATTACCGAGATATCCTGTTTCTATAAAGTAATAATCTCTATGTTGAGATCTGACCCAGTCCAGTATTTTACCTGCGGCAATTCCTCTTACCAATATCGATCCCTGTGTTTCTTCCTTAATTTTATTAAAGTCTTCGTAGGGAACAAACTTACAATCAGGATAGGCTGACATTATCATAGC